TACATCAAAGAACATGGCAATGATGCCTTCCTAAAACTACCGAACTAATCATTATATATTTGGAGATAAGTAGTTATGACTACGACAGTTAATTCCGACATGATCATCTACAACCAACTGGCCCAAACAGCGTATTTAGAACGATTACAAGACAATTTGAATGTCTTTAATGAAGCTTCCAATGGTGCGATTATTTATCGTAATGAAATCATTCAAGGTGACTTCAATAAAAATGCATTCTACAAAGTTGGTGGTAGCATTAAACATCGCGATGTGAACTCCAATGCAAAAGTCACTCCGGAAAAAATCGGTGCAGGTGAGTCTGTAGGTGTAAAAATTCCATATAAATATGGCCCTTATGCATCTACTGAAGAGGCATTTAAGCGCCGTGCTCGTACACCAGAAGAATTTGCTATGGTTGTTGGTTACGATCTTGCAGATGCATTGGTTGCAGGCCGATTAGAGTACAGTTTAGCTTCTTTAAAAGCTGCTATTTCTAGCAATCCAGACATGGTTGCAAAAGGTAGTATCGTTGTTGATGGCCGCAAAGCATTAACTCGTGGTATGCGAAAGTTTGGTGATAAGTTTGGCCGCATTGGCTTATGGGTGATGAACTCAGATACCTATTTCGATATTGTCGATGATGCAATCACTAAGCAAATTTATGGTGAATCTGAAATCGTTATCTATGGAGGTTTACCGGGAACCTTAGGAAAGCCGGTCTTGGTGACGGATGCTGTAGGTGATAACGATGCTTTTGGCTTGCAGTATGGTGCTGTAACTGTAACTGAATCACAAGTACCGGGCTTCCGAGCTTATGACATCAATGATGAAGAAAACTTGGCAATCGGTATGCGTGCTGAAGGTGCATTTAACCTAGATATTCTTGGTTATAGCTGGGATACATCGAAAGGTGAAAATCCTGATCTTACATTACTTGGTTCAAGTGCTAACTGGATTAAATATGCAACCAGCAACAAAATGACAGCAGGTACCTTACTTGATTTATCAGGTACAGCGACAACTGGTTAAAACCTAAAAATTAAAACCTAAGGGGGCTAATAAGCCCTCTTTTTATTATTAAGAGAAAAGCGCCATGAAGATTATCTATACACGCATTGCAGCAGCTGCTGCATTAGAGACGGGCATTATTGCTAACCCTGACTATTATGAAAACCCAAATTTGAAAGCAAAAGAGGTAATTATTTACGGTAATTATCCAAAGATTCAAAAGGATTATGAATCTTTGGAAGTTCCAGTTGAAGTTCGTAAGTTGGAAGAGCCACAAAAAACGACTTTGGCCACTGTAAATGTCGCAGTGGGAATTACCCCTGAACTTCAAGCTGTGTTTGATGATGCAAAAGCTGAATGTGAAAAGGTAGTTGAAGAAAACACTCAGCTTAAGCAGAAAATTGCCATCTTAGAGCAGGCCGGTGGTAACCAGTCAGAGTTGTTATCTGAGAATTCACGATTAAAAGATGCAGCAGTCTTAGCAGATAAAGCTCTCAAAGATGCTGAAGCCCAAGTTATCGGTATTAAAGCTGAATTTGAAGCTTTTAAAAACGATATTTCTGCAATGCAAACACGTATCGCTGAATTGGATGCTGGAAAATCGGCAGAAAACCCAGCTACAGAAACGGCAGCTAATGATTTTGAAAACTGGTCAAATGATCAATTAAAAGAGTATTTAGCTAGTAATAACATTGGTTACAAGCCGTCTGCAACAAAAGCAGAACTTCTTAAATTAATCCCTAAGGAATAATGCAATGAGCTTTATTACTGTAGATGACGCAAATTCAATTTTGGGCAGCGATTTTGCACCAGACAGTGATAAAGCTCGTCTGGTTAAACTGGCAAATGTCTGGATGAAAAACAGAATAGGATTTGTACCAGATCCAATTGATCCACTTCTTAAGGATGCAGCTTGTGAAATTATCAAAGGCATTCTGGCCAAGGTAATTTATAACGGCAAAGACCAGCAGTTGAAGCGTAAGAAAGTTAAAGCTGATTCAGTCGAATCTGAAAAAGAGTATCAAGAAGGTACTGAAGCGATTTCTAGCTTTGAACAGATAGCAATTGATTATATTGATTCGCTTGATTTGAAAGATCCTAATACAAGTTTTAATGGCTTCGGCATTCGACTTTACAGGGCATAAATAATGAGCTTACGTGACGAAATTCAGGCAGATATTGCTGATGCATTTAATGATGATTTAGCGGACGCCGTTCATACCTTTACTTGTGAGCGGATCTCAAAAACAAATTGGGATCCTAAAACTGAAACTTATGTAGAAGTTAAAGAAAATTATTCTGGCCGTGGCGTTCTGTTTGGCTCATACAGTCAATATGAGATCCAAACACTTGGAGTTCTGGCCACAGATAAGAAGGCTACCGTGCTTCAAAATGAAGTGTCCATGACACCTAAAATTGATGATGAATGGCTAACAGCTTTAGGCTCATTTCGAGTTATCCATATTCAACAAGATCCAGCCAGTTCAATCTGGAAATGTCAGCTTCGAAAAGTGTAGGGGCTAAAATGGTTAATCCTGATTATGTTCCTGAATGGTATATCTCGCCATTTCAACATGTGCAGTACACGCTTGCTCGAAATCAACTACACATGGATTTGTTATTTGAAGATATGGATAAAGCCGATCAATTTTTGGATATGGGAGCGGATGCACAGGTTAGTACTTTTTCAGATGGTGCTTATGCAATTGTCCAAATCGGTGATACGGCGGATAAAGACCAAATTCAAGTTTATGGATTGCTTTTACATGAAGCTGTTCATATCTGGCAAATAGTAAAACGGAGAATGGGTGAGCGAGAGCCTAGTGTGGAATTTGAAGCTTATTCAATTCAGGCAATCGCTCAAGACCTTTTCGAAATGTACGAAGCAAGCGAGGTGAGCAATGGGATGGAAGGGGAAAAAGCCTACTAGTTTTAGTCTTGATGTGTCTAAAGCAGCAGAAGACCATGTGAAGCATATTGTTATGGATACTGTGCAATCTTTAGTTAATTTAAGTCCTGTTGATACTGGTGCATACCGTGCTTCACATATTGTTTCGATTGGATCTGGTGACTATGGCATACGTGAACCTGAAACAAACGCCGTGCAAGATGCCGCTATTCAAGCTGTAAAGATTAAATTGGGCAATTTGGTCTACATACAGAACAACCAGCCTTATGCTGAGCGCTTAGAAAACGGTTGGTCTGAAGAACAAGCGCCGCTGGGTATTTACAACATCACGTTTACTTATATTACTCAAAAGTACGGTGGCTAAAATGGCAATGACTTTAGAGCAGACAAGGCAAGCTATTATCGATCGTATGCAAGCTTTTACTGGTATTTCTCAGGATCGAATTCAGTATCCAAATGCACCAGGCTTTAATGTGCCAACAAAAGGAGTATGGTGCCGTTTGACTATTGCAGGCGGCCCGAGTTTTACCTCAGGTGTAGCAGACAAGCCTTGTAACCGTCGTACTGGTAATATCATGGTCCAATGCTTCGATCGGCTGCATACTGGAGAAAAAGCTCTAACAATTCTTGGTGATTCTTTATTGGCTCATTTTGAACATTTCTCATTTGATGATCTGGAATGTTTGAACGGTCAATCGATTAAAGTTGGTAAGGACGCTGATTTTGTGCAATACAATGTGACCATAGGATTTACGGTGAATTGAAGCACACAAAGTAGAGTGCACAATAAGGGTTATGAACGGTGATACGAATGAATGCAACAGCATTTGACAATTTTAATTTTTATATCGGATACATGAGGTATGCAGGAGGGGGCTGGCTGGTTGGTGCGTTACACAAAGATGATCGTGAAGGTTGTGATGAATTAGATGAAATATCTGAGTGTTTCTTTGATATTAATGAAAGTGAAACTCATGCGCCACAGGCACTTGAATATATTAAAGAGCATGTAAAGTTTCTTTCCCATGGAGACACACCAAGTCTGGCACTTAAAGCTGTTGAAGATCAGATAACAAACTATATAACCAATTTATAAATCTATACCGCCGAAAGGCGTTTTTTTCTTTTTTACTCACTACCACCTCATCGGTGGTTTTTTTATGTCTATAGGAATCACTTATGAGCAATCATGTTTTTAAGCGTGGTGACACATTCAACTTAAATCTGCAGCTAGTTGATATGGATGATGCACTGCAATATCCAGCCAATGATGTACGTCGAGCGATCGATTTAACG